GAAAAACTTACCCCATTAATTAATATGATTAAAGACAAGAATTGGAGTGGAATGAGAAAGTGGGTTGGTCAAAATTCTGACAACGACTTCAACACTCTGTATAGAAAACTTTTCAATGCACTTGAAGTGTCATTGGAACCACAATCTATACCAGCTGCAGTCTTGTTGATCGCAGACTATCAATACAAGTCTGCATTTGCTATGGACTCTGAGATAAACTTTGTCGCATGTTTGACTGAGATTATGTCGGAGTGTAAATTTAAGGAGTAATTATGACACAATATGAAGATCAAGTTGAGAGACAAAGACTACTTTTAGAAGCAGAAGTATGGGCAACGTCTTTCACTGCACTGCATATCCACAGTTTAAATTCAATGTGGTATGACACTAGACCTCAGGATACTGAAGATGGTAAAATGGTCACAGATATCCAATACAACAGTGGTCTAGTTAAACGTACACTATCAGATGGCAGTGTTGTATACTTTGGTGAAGAACTAAAAGGTGATGCATTGATTGATGCATATACAAGAAAAGTTCAACCAAGTCCTGAACAACGTTTAATGAATGCCTAATACCAAAACCAATCCATTTGATTTCGTAAAATCAGTTTCATCTACCAAGAAAGATATCATGGTAGATGAAGTTGAAGAGAAATCATATCAACCATTTCTTGCAAATAAGGCCTTATCTTACCACCAAGATTCAATCTTACTTACTAATGAAATGAACTGTCATCACGGTTTGGACAACCGTCTTCAGTACCTGTTTTTCCTAAATACTTTGAGAAAACGTAATAGATTTTCCAAGTGGGAGAAACCCTACATTAGTAAGAAAATCGATACCGTAAAAGAGTATTATCAGATATCAACAAAAGAAGCCAAAGATTATGTCAATCTACTATCTGATAAACAATTACGTGAATTGAGAAAAAGAATGAACAAAGGTGGTTCAGATAATGGATGAATTAGATCAAATAACAAAAGACTTAGTCGAAATCACATTTCCACATAAAGACGATTTTTTAAAGATTCGTGAGACACTTTCACGAATAGGTGTTGCATCAAGAAAGGAACAAGAATTATTTCAATCGTGTCATATTTTACACAAAAGAGGTAAGTATTACATAGTACATTTTAAGGAATTGTTTCAGTTAGATGGGAAACCAACTAACTTCGATGAATCAGATGTTGCGAGACGTAACACTATAGTAGATTTATTGAAACAATGGAACCTATTGAGTGTGGTGAATCCCTCATTGATTGAGGAACCGAAAGCACCTTTATCTCAGATAAAAGTGATACCTTTCAAGGAAAAATCACAGTGGAAACTCACTACTAAATACTCAATTGGTAACTCAAATACCTAAATATACTTGCAAAAATAATTTGGAGGTAAACCTATGTTCTCAGGAATTATAGACTTTATTATGGGTATTTGGAACTTATTGATGATCATCCCAGTGGTAATCTCAATTTGTTCAGTTATAGTATCACTTACACCAACACCTCAGGACGATAAGGTCTGGGCAAAGGTGTATAAATACTTAGAGGTCTTAGCACTAGCAATAGGTAAAGCTAAGGACAAAAATCCATTATTGGATAAGTAATAAACTAACGTTAGGAGTATATTATGGAATTTTCATACGTAGTGATTGGTCTTATTGTGATCGGACTCGTATATTTCGTTGTGAAGGAAGAGAAGGAGAAGTCCTCTTCTACACCTTCAACTCCAGCACCTACTAAACCAGTTGTTAATGCAGATGCAAATAACAATGGTATCACTTCTAAAGCAGAGCTCAAGAAGTTGACAAAAAATCAACTGATTGAATTTGCAGATAAGAAGAACCTGAAAGTTAAAAAGTCAGGTACTAAGGCTGCTGTAATCAACGAAATTCACAGTCAGTTGAAATAAGTACTAACAAAACTTAACACTAAAGGGGACACTCCGTCCCCTTTTTTACATATATAAGACTGTAGGGAAAGACCTACGCAACAAGAGGAATATGTTATGAGAGCAGTACTAGCACTCATCATGTTGTTTCCCCTCGTAGCAGTATCAGAGACGGTTATCAATTATGATGATGGTTCAACCTACACCTTGTCCGAAGGTGAAAAAATTTATGTTTCCACTACCAAAGTTTTTAATCAAAAGAACTATAGTAATGGTAGCGTTCATTTTACATTAAGAAGAGAACACACTTCAAGAGATTACGTGCCACAACCAACTGATGGTATGACGGCAGGTAGTCATGAATGGTGTAAAGCATACGTACCATGGTCAGAGGGATTCACCTTTGCTATGCAAACATGGGTTCGTCATTGTGATACTAACAATGATGGAAGTTATGGTTGTGGTGATGAGACCTTTGATGCATCTGAAGATGGGTCTGTTTGTCCTTCTTAAACTATAGGGGTCGAAAGACCCCTTTTA